GCTGTAGCAGCAGTCTTTGGTTGGGATCGAATTTTGTTAGAAGGCCGAACCAAACAGGCTAGAGAATGGCGTGAAGAAGTAGATACATGGTGGGCCAAAAAATTAGAGATGCCACATCTTACTCCTAGATGGATTCTACAACATTGGGGAACTGAAGTATGTCGACATGGTTTTCACGATGATATTTGGATTGCCAGTTTGGAACACAAACTACTAACTAGTAAAGACGATATTGTAATTTCTGACTGCCGTTTTCCTAATGAAATCAAAAGTATTAAAAATGCAGGTGGCAAAGTAATTAGAGTTATACGCGGTCCTGAACCAGAATGGTATGATGATGCCATTGCTATGAATAAAGGTCATACTCACATTGGATGGGCTTTAGCTACAGATAGGATGCGTAAATTTAAAATTCATGCCAGTGAAACTGCATGGGTCGGCACAGATTTTGATGAAGTTTTAGAAAATAATAGCACCATTGATGATCTTTATTCTAAAGTTAAAAATCTGGTACAAGATCGCCCTTCCGCCAATGAACACCTTCTTTATGAAGAACACGTTGGCAGTTAGCACACACTGTCTTAAGATTTAACGGCCTTGTATTATTAAGATTGCCGTCTACGTGGAATACATTAAACTGCTCTTTATGCCGGCTTTTGAATCCACACTTGTCACAGATATTTTTTAATCTATAGCCATCCTGATACCATTTAGGAACTCCTTTGCTTGTTCCATTGTATCTTAGACAAATTTCACATTTACGTCTATAATAAATCCGGCCTTCTTTTTTATAGTTTACAGCCGCCGGCCTTAGACCGCATATACATAAAGGTCGAGTCATACTTTATTTATTGCCCTTTTCCTTCCCTTTTTGGGTGTTATAACTATGGCATTTTTTAATATAAACCATAAATACATGTAGACAATACCCTTAGGAGGATTGAGATGGCGTTAAGTTCACCAGGCGTACAAGTTTCGGTTATTGATGAGAGTTTTTACACTCCAGCTGAACCAGGCACTGTACCTTTAATTATTGTTGCTACAGCACAAGACAAGCAAAACGGTGCAGGAACAGGTACTGCTCCAGGAACAACTTTGGCAAATGCCGGCAAAGTTTATTTAATGACTAGTCAGAAAGATCTAGTTGATACATTCGGTGATCCTGTTTTCAAAACCGATACCAATAATAATCCTATTCATGGCGGAGAACAAAATGAATATGGTTTACAAGCTGCTTACAGTTTACTAGGTGTAAGTAATAGAGCATTTGTAGTTCGTGCAGATGTTGACTTAGATCAACTTAATGCTTCAGCTTCAGAACCTACCAGTGATCCAGTTAATGGAACATATTGGTTCGATGTAGCTACTTCGTTATTTGGTATTTTTGAATTTGACGGGTCTAATACCTTTACAAATAAACTTCCCACAACAATCACTAATGTTGATGACACATCAGGTGGTTTACCTAAGACCAGTATTGGTGCCATAGGTGACTATGCAGTTGTTGCTGTGTCAACAACAGTATCTATTTGCAAAAAATTACAAAACGGCCAATGGGCTGTTGTAGGTAGTGATGATTGGATTGCTGATGTAGGAAGTCCAGATCAGGATCTTTATATTAGTCCACATACTGATGTCCCTCAATGGAAGGGCGGTAATGCAGCCGCAGGTAGTGTATGGATTAAAACTACAGAGCCTAATAAAGGTGCTAAGTGGTCATTGAAGCGTTGGAATACTGCAACTGCAACATGGGATAGAATTGCAACAACTATTCATGAAACACCACAGGCCGCAATTTATAGTTTCGATAGTACTAATGGCGGATTAAGTATTGGTGCAGGAACGAGCTATATCAAATACAATGTGTCAGAACAAGCTAGCGATCCAAGTGGCGCAGGTGATGAAGCTACATTTACAATTTATCGTAGATCTTCAACAGGAGCTACCAGCATCACTAGTGCAAAAATTGCTGCAACTTTTGGAACAGGTTCAAAGAGTTTTCAACTAAAAGAAAGTTTAGCAGGTAGTGCAAGTCTTTCAAGTTGGTATACCATTAACTTTACTACAGCTAATACAGAAGCAGATGCTGAAGCTATTGCCACAGCAATTAACACAGCAGCAATGACTCATGTTGTTGCAGAAGTTACAGGTGCTAGTGGAAATAGAAAGCTAGTAATCAAACACAAGACTGGCGGTGAAATTCTTCTTAAACAAGGAACAGGCAATCCTTTGACTACCTTGTTTAGCGTAGGTACAACTACTAACTATTTTACTGCTCCATCAGCTAATCCTAGCGGAGCACAATTCGTAGCCAGTCTATGGGCTCCTTTAACTTACACTGCCAGCGACTCGGCACTTACAGAAACTGCTACTGATGGTACATTGTGGTATAACAGTGTTATTGACGAAGTAGATATTATGGTTCATGATGGTACAAAGTGGACTGGTTTCAGTACCGCATTCCCAGCAGCATATTCGGGCGGGCCCATTGTCAGTGCATCTGAACCAGATCCGGCTGACTATCACTCTTTTGTAGTAGGAGATTTATGGATTAGCACAGCTGATTTAGAAAACTTCCCAACAATCTATCGTTATGATGGTTCAGCATGGGCACTTGTAGACAAAACAGATCAGACCACCGACGAAGGTATTTTATTTGCAGATGCTCGCTATTCGACATCAGGTGAAACCAGCGATGTTGCTGCACCTATCAGTGAACTTCTAAATAGTGACTATGTAGATCCAGATGCTCCAGATCCTGCTCTATACCCACAAGGTATGCTATTATGGAACCTACGTCGTAGCGGATTCAATGTTAAGAAATTTAGAAGAAACTATATCGACGTGATGGAAAATAACCTACGTTACAGTAATGAATCTATGATTGATTACTATCCACATCGTTGGGTTACAGAAAGTGCCAATCAGGTTGATGGCAGCGGCACATTTGGCCGTAAGTCTCAACGTGCTGTTGTAGTTCAGGCGTTACAGTCTACTGTTAACAGTAATCAAGATCTGCGTGACGAAGAAGGTCGTGTATTCAACCTAATTGCCTGCCCAGGATATCCTGAGTTAATTGGCGAAATGGTTACATTAAATTATGATCGTGGTTTAACAGCATTTGTTGTTGGCGACAGCCCAGCAAGACTCCCATCAGATGCTACAAGTTTACTAGCATGGGGTAATAATGATGTAGTTGCAGTCCAAGACGATGATTCAGGACTTGTTAGCTTTGATGAATACTTAGGCGTGTTCTATCCATGGGGTTTCAGCAGTGACAATTTTGGTAACAACGTTGTAGTGCCTCCAAGCCATATGATGCTAAGAACAATTGCGCTTAACGATCAAGTTGCATATCCATGGTTTGCACCAGCTGGTACAAGAAGAGGTGGCATTTCTAATGCTACTGCTGTAGGGTATGTAACTAGCGAAGGCGAATTTAAGAGTGTTGCCCTTAATGAAGGACAAAGAGATACATTATACAGTGTCAAGGTTAATCCATTAACATTCTTAAACGGCGCAGGTTTAGTAAACTACGGTCAAAAAACTCGCGCAAGAAATGCAAGTTCATTAGATAGAATTAATGTTGCACGTTTAGTGGTTTACTTACGTAGACAATTAAATCAATTGGCCAAACCTTATATTTTTGAACCAAATGATAAACTGACACGTGACCAAATTAAGGCAGCAGTTGAAAGTCTTATGCTTGAGTTAGTAAGTCAACGAGCAATCTATGACTTTATTGTGGTGTGTGACGATAGCAATAACACCCCTGAACGTATAGATCGTAATGAGCTTTACATTGACATTGCAATTGAACCAGTCAAGGCTGTGGAATTTATCTATATTCCGTTACGTCTCAAGAACACTGGCGAAATTGCAGCATTAGGCTAATCATAAATACTTAAACGGAGCAAAAGATGCCAATTTCAACTTTAGACAAATTTACAGTTCCTGTACAGGGCGGCGGTGGCGGCATGTTAATGCCTAAGTTACCATTCCGTTTTAGAGCCCTGTTTCAGAACTTCGGTAAAGGTGATGTAAACAATTTAAGTGTGCTTACACGTCAGGTATTAACAATTAAGCGACCAACTGTTACATTTGAGAACATTGATGTTCACACATATAATAGTAAGGTTGTAATGGCTGGTAAGCATTCATGGGGCGACGTTACCTGTACATTACGTGATGATTCTACTGGAATTGTTACAAAACAGATAGGCGAACAGTTACAGAAACAATTTGATTTCTTTGAGATGTCAAGTGCTGCTAGTGCTGTTGATTATAAATTCGTATTAGCTTATGAAATGTTAGACGGCGGCAATGGTAACGGAAGCAGAGCGCCTGTAGTATTAGAGCGTTGGGAGCTTTATGGTTGTTATCTACAGTCAGTAGACTACCAAGAAATTGGTTACGATAAAGCTAACAGTGTTGTACAAATCAATATGACAATTAAATATGATAATGCACAGCAAATAACAGCGTTCGGAGGCGGTGGCGTTGGTGATGCTAATATCTTAGGTCGTACTCTAGGTACACTAGCAACAGGAGCTGCACCTTAATACAAGGAATTTGTATAAAATATGAAAAGGGCTCATCATGGGCCCTTTTCTGTTTTTTATGGTATTTTTTCTTAGATAAATAAATGTATGCCTCAAGTTACAAGCTGGTTAGATCAATTAATTTTAGGTGCTGTTAATCCTAAAGGAACTATGGCTGACTTTCGTCATGCCAGTAGAACATTTGTTGACGACACATTTAGGTTAGCACCAAAACATAAATTTCTATTTCATGTTGCGTTTGTTATTAATCCTAATGCGTTAAAGACTCTTAGTCTTAAGTATCAAAGTCAGTATGAAATAAACTTATTAGTTAAATCTGTTTCTTTACCTTCTTTCAATGTTACAGTTGAAAAAGTTAATCAATACAATAGAATAAAACTTATACAGACCAAACAGGCTTTCCCGCCAATCACACTAAAGTTTCATGATGATAACAATGGTATTGTAAATAGGCTCTGGCAAAACTATTACAGTTACTATTATGCTACACCTATGGTGGCTAAGGTAGCAGGTAGCTATTATCGTGATAATTCGATTAGACCAGACGTGAAATATCGTTACGGCCTAGACAACGATTCGTCAGCACCGTTTTTTGGTAAAATTGTAATCTATCAAATGTCTAGGCAGGAATATACAGCCTATACATTGATAAACCCAATGATCAGCAGCTTTAATTTTGATCAAAGTGTGAGTAGAGATGCACAAGGTCCTGCTGAAGCTACCATGCAATTAGATTATGAAGCAATTTACTTCGACGAAGGTTTAGTCAAATACGGTGATCCGATTGGATTTGGTTTAGAACATTATGACCGAGTACCTAGTCCATTAAGTATTACAGGCGGAGGAACTCGCACAGTTTTAGGCCCCGGCGGCGTATTATCTGGCATTGCTGGTGTTTTAGACAATATCAGTAGCGGTCGAGCCTTTGAAACCCCTATTGGTTTCTTATCAACTACAATAGCTGCCATTAATACATATAAGAATGCCAGAGAATTATCCAAAGCCGGAGTAGCAGCAGAAGCAAAACAATTATTGCTCAAAGCATTAGGGTCATCAGCTATTTTAGCCAGCGACGAAGCTATCCGTCAAAGATTAAATGGGTTAACAGATATAGTTGTTCCAGTAACAACACCCCCTGGCACTAAAACTACAGCTACACCAGTGAATTTAGGCGGAGGAGGCCCATAATGGCAATTCAAAGCAATTTACCTATCAGCACTGATAAAGATAGCAGCGATAAAGTAAAAAGTTTTTTCGATAGATATTTTCAACATCAAATTACTTTTCCAGCAGCTGAAGTAGATGCTGTAATAGGTTTTTTCCTAAAGAGAGGATTTGAAGAAAGTTCAGCTAAAAGTATTTCTATAATAATGTTGCAACAGGCTAGATTAGAAGATGTAAAAGTTTTCCAAATTTTAGATAGTCTAAAAAGTTTAACAGAAGTACAACTTAATCAAGTTGTTGCTGAGATTATTAATAGCTATAGAGAAAATTCTAGTTTAATTGGGTTTAAAGTTACTTCAACTAGCGAAACCACAGAAAGTAGAAACATAGTGTTATGAAATTTGCTAGGGGCAAATACACCGTTATGAACCCTGAAAAATATGTAGGAAATAAACAGCCTACATATCGTTCAAGTTGGGAATTTGACTTTATGCGAAAATGTGATACACACCCTAGTATATTAAAATGGGCCAGTGAAGCAATAAGTATACCTTATAGAGATCCACTCACTGGTAGGCAAACAGTATACATACCAGATTTTTTTATTCAATACGTAGATAAAAACAACAAAATTTATACCGAACTTATAGAAGTAAAGCCTCAAAATCAAACAATATTAGAAAAAGTCGGCAAAAACAGAAACAATCAAATTCAATATGTAAAAAATCGAGCTAAATGGGAAGCAGCACAGATATGGTGTCGATCCCAGGGTATACGATTTAGAGTACTTAACGAACAAGATCTATACCATCAAGGTCGTAGACGATAAGTATTATTATGAAAAAGTTAGAAGAAATTTTAAATCTTCCTGAGCATAAAAAAACTGTAAAAAAAGCAGAAAAAGAAACTCTGCCGACTGTAGAGCCATTGCTTAGAGACATTTCTGAGTTTGATAAAATTTCAGCAGCACTTCCACAGGTCAAGGGATTAGGCGATATAAGTGATAAAGAATTAGACGATCTAGCCCAACGTGCTACAGACGCCTATGATGATTTGATGGATTTAGGTATGAATGTAGAAGCAAGGTACAGTGGCCGCATTTTTGAAGTGGCGGGCACCATGTTAAAAAATGCTATAGATGCAAAGGCTGCAAAAATAGATAAAAAATTAAAAATGATAGAGCTACAGTTAAAGAAACAAAAAATTGATCAAGAATCTAATAGTGATGATGAGAGGCCTATACAGGGAGATGGTTTTATTGTATCTGATCGTAACAGCCTAATTGAAAAACTAAAGAACATGAAATAAATACATAATCAGGATACCGGTATGAAATCATTTAGTGAATATCTAACAGAAAGTAAAAAAACTTATTCTTTTTCTATAAAAATTTGCGGAGAATTGCCCGAAAGTGCAGATAAGGGCATGAAAAGTGCTATGCACCAATTTTCTGTGAATAAATTAAGCAAAGGTAAAACAACTCCTATACAGGCAGTACCATTAGATTTCCCAGGGCAATCTAATGTCGAAGTTCATGTGTTTGAGGTTGACTTAGCCTATCCGGCTACGAGCAATCAATTAAGAGAAATGATTGCTGATCAATTAAAAATCAGTACTGAAAGAATTCGTGTACGTAACCCGCTTGAACAAGCAGAAATTGATCTTAACTTGGAACATAATTCACCAACTGAAGAAGCTCTTTTAGATAAGCCTTATGAGCCCAGCGATAATCAAGGTATTGTTGGAGAAAAAGGTAAAATGGCTTTTTTAAACACTCTTAAAAATACCGGTTTTGGAACAGAATATAAAGGTACTAACGATCAACTGTTGTCTAAGTCTGTTCCAAAAGAAAAACCTGCTGCTCAAACAGATAGCTTAAAATCTATTAGTCCTATAGGCAGTAGACAAAACAAAGTGCCTGATCCATATCAAGGAAGATAATATGAATTTTACAGATCTATACAAAAAAATTGCTGAAATGGATCAGCCAGTTGAAGAAGCAATTCAAGTTCAAGTTGACACGCAGGAAGAAGCCGAAATGGTCATGCAGGTACTAGGCAAGCTAGGAGCTATGTCAGGTGAACAACCAGATATGGGACCACCTGACGACGCAGATCAAATGGCTAGCTTTAGAGATATGTTAATTGACAAAGAGAAAGAGTCAGACTGTGGATGTGAAAATCCCGATATGGAAGAAACATACGAAAATGAACCTGAAGAAGATTATCGTGATGTTAAGTCTGTGACTCAAGATGTGGCAGGCGGCCTAAATGCTCCACACGGTCAGTATAAAAAAGAATATCCAGGTGACAATCCCATGGCAGTAGAAAGTATTAGAAACAAACTGGCCAACATGTACGAAAGCTACAAATAATATTGTAGAATACTAACCAAAAGGGGCGTTTTGCCCCTTTTTTATTTGTAAATAATTATATGGCTAGCAAAAGTTTAGATGGGGTCTTAACTAAAAAGGCTCACACCAAAGAAAAATTTACTGAAAAACAGATTAAGGATCTCATGCTCTGTGCCGATCCTGATTCGGGTTATCTACATTTTTGCACTAACTTTTTTTACATTCAACATCCTGTACAAGGAAAGCTATTATTTGATCCTTTTGACTATCAAATAAGACTATTACATGCTTATCATAATCACAGATTTAACATCAATCTTTTGCCACGGCAAATGGGGAAAACAACCTGTGCTGCCGGGTACCTTTTATGGTATGCAATGTTTCATCCTGATCAAACAATTCTTATAGCTGCACACAAATATACAGGATCTCAGGAAATTATGCAACGCATAAGATATGCCTACGAATTGTGTCCTGATTTTATACGTTGTGGAGTAGTAAACTACAACAAAGGTAACATTGAGTTTGATAACGGTAGTAGAATAGTAAGTGCTACAACAACAGAAAACACTGGCCGCGGCATGGCTATTTCATTGTTGTACTGTGACGAGTTTGCGTTTGTACCACCAAACATTGCAGAAGAATTTTGGACTTCTATTTCGCCTACACTGGCAACTGGTGGTAAATGTATCATTACTTCCACACCAAACTCAGACGAAGATACATTTGCTACTATATGGAAAGAAGCTAATAATAAATTTGATGAATTTGGTAACGAAAGAGATCTAGGTATCAATGGTTTCTTTCCATATACCTGCTCATGGAACGAACATCCAGATAGAGATGATAAATGGGCATCAGAGCAACGGGCACAATTAGGTGAAGAAAGATTTAGACGAGAATACAATTGTGAATTCTTAATCTACGATGAAACTTTAATCAACAGTATTAAATTGTCTGAATTAACCGGAGTAGAGCCCATAATGAAGATGGGTCAAGTACGTTGGTATAAACAGCCTAAGGCAGGTTCAATTTATGCTGTAAGTTTAGATCCTAGTTTAGGTACGGGAGGCAACTATGCAGGTATTGAAGTTTTAGAATTACCTACTTTTGATCAAGTTGCTGAATGGCATCATAACGAAACTCCTATAGAAGGACAAATTAAAATTTTAAAAGATATATTAAAATACATCAGTGATCAACTAGGTGATAGTTCTCAAAATGATATCTATTGGAGTATAGAAAATAACAATATAGGAGAAGCCGGTCTTATAGTTATTAAAAATATCGGAGAAGATCAGTTTCCGGGATTATTTGTAAGTGAACCTATTCGTAAGGGCCATGTACGCAAATTTAGAAAAGGTTTTAATACTACTCACAAAGCAAAAATTACAGCCTGTGCAAAACTAAAAAATCTTATAGAAACAGGTACATTAAAAATTAAAAGTAAACCTTTAATATCTGAATTAAAAGGGTTTATAGCAACCGGTATTACATTTAAAGCAAAAACTGGAGAGTTTGACGATCTAGTATCTGCTCTTTTGCTAAATGTTAGGATGACACAAATAATAGCAGATTGGGATCCAAGAGTCTTTGATAAACTATCAGAACGTACAGTTGCAGATTTTGAAGATGAAGATTTTGAGTTGCCAATGCCGATTTTTATTTCCTCAACCATAGGATAAATATCAAATATGGAAAAAAATCTAGATTTAATTGCCTCTGACTTATACAACATGCTAGCAGCTCAGTTTACCAGCCTAGAAGTTGGTGACTCGAACAGCAAAGTGTTACCTATTACCAAAGATACTATTGGTAAGGGTAGAACCTTTAGATTTAACTATGAAAAAGATGGTGTGAATCTAGGTAATATTACTATTAATATCGATGATGATGCACTTAGTTGTGTTTATTTCAAAGACATTACTAAAAATCAACCACCTGATATTGTTAAAAAATGGTATGATTTTCAAGAATCTCTTGGAGATTTCGCAGTACAACACGGTTTACGATACGACAGTAGAAATGTCAATAAAACAAATTTAGACAAACGAGATTATGAATATTTTGCCCAAGGCGGAGAAAGTAAAATGACGGAATCAAAACTTTTTGGAACTTCACGCACTAGTTTTCAGAAAATCGGTGAAGCCCAAATCATTGTAAAACACTCACAACCTGTAAACTTTGAACATCCAGCAGGTCGTACTTTACATATCGAAAGCATTTTTGTTGAAAATGCCGAAGGCGAAAGATTTAAGTATCCTATTAAACATCTTAATGGCGCCCGTGCTTTAGCGATGCATGTCAGTCACGGTGGAACACCTTATGATAATATTGGACAACACATTGTAGGACTAAGCGAAGAATTAAGTAAACTTCGTATGTTTAAAAACTATGTTGTACGCAGTCCTATGGTAAGCGAAGCTATGGGAACTATCAACAATAGAGTAGTTAATAGAATAGATTCTATAAAAAAAGAAATAAGCAGTCTTCAGAGTAAAGCGTATTACAATCAATTTGCTGAAAGTTTCGAAACTCAAGAATCTAAGGTTATTCCAGAAGATATAATGAATGACTGGGTTGATAGACTAACCATTAAGACATTCAATGAAGAATTAAAGGATGTATTCCCTTATCTTTATAAGATTGTAGATGAGTCTGAACTCCCTATAAAAGAAATTTCATCAGATCAATTTGTTGTTCCCGACATGAGTTCAGGAACTGTAGATAATGTTCAAGAAGAAATCGAAGAGTTACAAGATTTTGAAGCTTATATGAATAAACTAGTTAGCGAGGCTATAAGTAATCAATTTGGTATTTTCAGCGAAGATCCGGATGAACGTGCTGCTGCTATCGGTAAATTAAATGAAAAAATGCAAGAAGCCTTTCCGGCCGGAACCGACGGCACTAATGCTATTATGTTTTTAAAACAAGAAGAAATAATTGATGAGCCCGAGTTAAATGATATGATTAAAGAAGCTGTCGCAGCAGAAAATGATGCAGAAGCTAACGGCGCTGATTTAGATGTGCGTGCTTTAATTAAAGAATTTATTGAAACGAATGCTCCTGAAATTTTAGGTGAGCTAGAACTGCCTGCTGACCTAGCGCCAGAAGCAGCTGAGCTTCCTACAGACGCTCCTGCACAAGAACCTATGGTTGATCAAGAACCTGTTCAGCCACAAACTGAAAGTAAGATTGGACAAAAATTATTACGTATCAAAGAATTAGCAGAATCAGAAGGCAGAGATTTTGATACTATTAAATTTAATATCCGCGGCAAAGAATATAATCTAAGCGAGGCATTAGTAGCTTTTAACCTTGTTAACGAAGACAACGATGACGATCCGCTAGCTAATCGTGAAAAGTATGCTCAACAAAACAGCCCAGGTCAAGTCTATAAGAAAACATATCCTGGAGATAAAGTTGGTATGAGTAAATCTTATGCCTTTGATATTAAAAGGACAGGTCCAAGAGGCAAGTTACCTAAAGAAGAAGGTATGCAACAAAAAGGTAAAATGTTAGCTTTGGAAATTCATGAAATGGTTAAAAGTCTGTGTAACACAGATGCTACCCGTATGGATCAAGGTCCATTTCCGTTAGGTGAAGAAGGGGTGGTTACCAAAGTTACAAAAGACATTTGTGAAAAACATGGTCGCGAAGAAGATGAACGCTTTAAAATGGCTGTAGAAAATTTCTGCAGAGAATGTGTTAGTCGTATGAACTCTATGTTTGAAACTAATAGAATGAAGAAGCTAGCCGGTCTATAATGAGAATATCTGACTTATTATCTGAAACTATTGATCCTAAGGATACACCGCCCGCACCTGACGTCACAGGCATGCAGCCAGGCACATCAAAAGATTTAGGTGACGGTCAAAGAGTCAAATTAAATATAGACGGAACCATTGAATTGAGTGGAGGCTGGGGACAAATTGTTTATAACAAGCAGGGCAAGCCTCTCAAAACATCTGCTCCAAAAGTTGCCGGACTAGCAGTTGACCAAGATTTTGAAACGGGTCAAAAAACTGTTAGTTATAATGCTGGTCCTATACAAATGGCACAGACAACAGATGCAAAAGGAAAAAAAGTTTCTACTAGTAGCTCATATAATTTAGGACCAGCTACACTGGCTCGCAAAGCAGACCATATGAAGGGTATTACTACTTCAACAGTTACTCCTAATGATACCGAGACAGATCCCAATCAACTTTTACCTACAAGTGATATCGCTGCCGCCAGGGGAGTTGATCCTAAAAAGTTTGCTAAATTCCAGCAACAAAATCCTAGTGCAGTTAAAGAAAATTCTGAGCTAGCATCTATTAAAAAATTATCTGGTTTGAACTAATTGCTCATATTTTAGGCAAAATTAAACTTGCAGAACTAAATAAAAACGCATACAATAACATGTATGCGTTTTTTGTTTAAGAAGGTCTTAAACAAACTAAAGGCAAAAACAAAGGCTAATAAAGGAGAAATATTATGGCAACTTTGGCTGAAATTCGTGCAAAACTAAAAGAACAAGAAACTCGCTCAACAGGCGGCGAGCGTACAGGCGGTGATAATTCAATTTACCCCTTTTGGAATCTCAAAGAAGGTTCTGAATCTGTAGTCCGATTCCTTCCGGACGGTAATTCCGACAACACATTCTTCTGGGTAGAACGTGCAATGATTAAATTGCCGTTTGCAGGCGTTGTTGGCGAAACTGACGCTAAACAGGTTATTGTACAGGTTCCCTGCATGGAGATGTACGGCGAAACTTGTCCTATCCTTTCAGAGGTACGTGGATGGTTTAAGGATCCTAGCCTAGAAGATCAAGGTCGTAAGTATTGGAAGAAGCGTTCATACATTTTCCAAGGCTTTGTAGTCGAAGATGGTCTTAAAGAAGAATCCACTCCGGAAAATCCAATCCGTCGATTCATTATCGGCCCACAGATTTTCCAATTAATCCGTGGTGCTCTTATGGATCCAGAAATGGAAGATCTGCCTACAGACATTCTTAATGGTGTTGACTTTAAGTTAATTAAAACTTCAAAAGGTGGTTATGCTGACTACTCTACATCGAAGTGGAGCCGTCGTAGTCGTCCGTTAGGTGATGCTGAACAGGCCGCTATCAAGACACATGGGTTGTTTAGTCTTAAAGATTATCTTCCTAAGAAGCCTGGTGATGTT